ACCAGTGTGTAGTTGCCAATTACTCTTCATCTATATATTTATATTAACTTTTTAAGTGCAGTAGTTGAGTCTATTATTTGTAATTCAGATTTAAGAAAATGAAATTTTTTATATGCAATCTCTTTTGAATCAATATTCATATTATGTACGTATGGTTTATTTCTCCAAACACCAATGCCTGTCTCTCTATCAATAATATAAAACTCTTTATTTAATTTAAGAATATCAAATATAACACGCCAACTATTACCACACCTAGGTTTAGGGTCATCATCTGTAAATGGCCATTTTGCATGGTCCTCTCCAGGTGGTAACATATCATGTAGAAATATATAGCCACGCGGTCTTAGAAACTTCATTGCACTTTGAAAATCTCTCCATACCTGTTCATGTTCATGCTCGCCATCAATAAAGATAATATCAAATTTTTGTAGATTAACTTTAAAGAATTCATTACTAGGCATACGAATGGTACCACCAGAGTATGGGTCTACACCTATTTTGCTAGGGATTTTAATTTTATCAAAGCATTCATTATATGCACAACCTATTTCTAAATAGTTTTTAGCTTTAATACTAGTTGCATAATAATTAATTATGTCTATTCTAGTTAACATTACATAATATAAAGTATTTGTTATAGGAATTGATAGTAAGAATATTGAAACATTACAACTGCAGTTAAGTATTCTACTTCAGTAGTTGTTATGTCAAATGGTAGAGATGAGAGACTTGTCGGATAAGCATCAACAAATTTTATCTGTTTGGTGACATTATTAGCAGAATTCATTATGGTTAGAGTTAGGTCCCTAACATGATTAGTTGCTGTATGATTTGTTTCAACATTAGATTTTAACCAATCAAATATCTCTTTATAATTTAAAAGGTCTTCATCTATTAGATATGAAACTTCAAATGTTCCAAATGCAATTTTGTCAGAAACAGTTGCAATATTTACTTGTTTAAATTGTAAGGGTGCACCCTCTGCTGTAACATCTGGAAGCATCATAGTTTGAATCGTAAACTCTGCACCCGAATATGTTTGGGAGTCAAGTGATAATACGAACGATGATGGGTTTAAAAAATTTGGCATAATACTATTTATACAAAAAAAACCCGCCTTTCGGCGGGTTTAGATGTATATCTTTTACAAGATTATAGCGCGAGAATCTTACGCTTTCTGTAATATACGTTTGCGCCTGCACCAGCAGTAACAAATGGGTTGTCAGCCAAACCATATCGAGTTTTGAATCCGATACGAGGTTGGAAGTCATCTTCGCCAATTGTCTTCATCATGCTTAATGGTACATATGGGCAATAGAACATTCCAGCATCATAAGGATTAGTACCCTTATAACCAATTGTGAAATAGTCTACGCCTGCATATGGATCGATATAAACTTTCATACCGCCCAATAGAGTACCAGCAAATAATGAACCTGTAGCATCACTGTCAAAACCAGCATTACCTGAAAGTCCTAGACCAGTATCCATTGCGCCTGCAGCATTTAATGCAGCAGCAACGCCATGAGAAACTACAGCCCAATTACCCTTTCCTCTACGAGTTCCAACAGCAATATCATTAGCTTCTTGTTCCATTGCATGAACAATGCCTTTGAATTTCTCTACCATCCAACGACCATCAGTATCTGCAGCAACATCCATACTCCATGTTCCAGCAGTAGCACCTCTTGTAGATGTTACTGAATTTAGATTTACTGTACGGATAATTTCACGATTCATTTCAGCAAGAATCTCAGTTGACAAAATATTTGCCAATTCAGTTTCTGCAGAAAGACCATGAACTGCCTTAAGGTCTTGCGCTAATTCCACGGTGTACTCAGCTTTAAGAGCACGAGACTTTGCAGTCACAGTAGTCTTATCGATTGAGAACGCCATTTCTGGAATAGCAACACCAGTATTACCCATTGCTTCAGCGGCTGCTGTAGCAAGGCCTGATCCTGGAGTGTAGTCGTCTACTGAGTCAGCATCACCTGAATCACCAGCAAACATATCAGCACTAACAGTAGCAGAAGGTGATGAACCAGTACCAGATGAGAAACTTGTATCAGCTTCATCGAATAATGCTTCAGTACCACCTTGAGTTGCGTAACGGCTCTTCATAGCAAAGATTAGACCAGTAGGACCAGTCATTGGCTGAACGCCAACCAAATCGAATGCTAGAAGTGCTGGAGTTGCACGACGTACAAGGCTAATTAGGACAGGGTCCCAATTCTCTACACCGCTGCCAGTTTTATTAGCTGCGACCTCGGTAAGCTCTCTTTCTTGTAAGAAAGCTTTTTCTTGATTTTCAAGAACAACCGCTGTAACTGCACGTCTGTGAGGATCTGCAATTTTACCGGCATCTTTTGAATCAAGTACAGGAGCCCATTTTTCCTGTAATTGTATTTGATTAATTTCTTCCATGTTTATTTTCTCCTATGGATTAATTAAGTTCGCTTGATTGCGTCCAAGTAACTCTGCATTGTATCAGACACTTGGGTTTCTTTACCGTCTTCAGTAATGGCATCAACTTCTGATGTCTCTACCGCGGTATCTTTGTTAAGGTAAGATTCCTTAATTGTAGCTACTTTAGTTGCAAATTCTTCATTATCATTAGCTTCAACAGCCTCAGATAGCTCAGTTAATTTTGCAGTTTCAGTTGCAGCCAAACCTTTACACGCTTCACGGATTATATCTTGTCTTGCATAAGCTTTCACTTTTTCTGACAATTCAATATTCCTTTCAGTCGCATCGTTTAGTTGAGACTTCGCATCTTTTGCTTCTTCAGATAGGGAATCTAAAATATCTCCCGCATCTTCTGGAACATTGATGTGATGCTCAGCAAACAACTGACCTAGTGATTGTATAAATGATTCAGTGATTTCAGATTTTAAAGAATGCTCAATTGCAACTTTATTATCTTTCATCCAATTTTCAACGACATACGTTAAGTATCCGTCTACTTTGTCAACTAAATCTTCTTTAATAGCTTCAACTTCACCAGAAAGATCAGATTCATATTGCTCTTCTAATCTTGCTGTTTCAGCATTTACTTTTGAATTTAATGCAGCTTCAAAAATTGTAGCAGCTTTTTCTTTAAAGCCTTCAGACAATGTGTCCTCATCTTTAATTAGAGCTTCGACGTCATCCTCAAAAGATTCCTTTTGAGTCTTTTTCTTTTCTACAACGTCACCTTCAGAACCATCATCAGCTTTGACTTTCTTTTTCTTAGCTTTTGATTTACCTTCAGTATCGCCTTCGTCATCTACAGTCTCTTTCTTGGATTTTTTACTTTCCTTCTTAGACTTACTTTTTTCTTCTACATCACCTTCGTCTTCATCATCCTCATCCTCATCTTCGTCGTCATCTTCGGTTTTAGCTTTCGCCTTTGCCTTTTCTGCCGCCTCAAAGATTTCGTCAAGGCCTTCTTTTGACATTTCTGCTAAAGAAGCTTTAATTGCTGATACTGTACGAGCTGCTGTTAGAGGAGCTTCTGGAATATCTAATTCCTCAGCTTCTACTTGCGTATCCTCAACAATAACCTCGTCTACAGTTTCGTCAACAATTTCGTCTTTAATTTCAGACATTGTTTTCTCCTTCTAGAGATTATAGTTTAGAGAGGAAATGCTCAAATCCCATAGATTGTTGCTCTTCCGAGAACAATACTTTAGGTTCCTTCACTTCTGTCTCACCTTTTTCAATAGTTCGGATATAATGACCTGGTCTGTCCTCTTCCCAATTAACTCCTTCCATAATGCCATTTACAAATGCATTAGGGGCAGAGGGGTCCTGAACAATATCAATAGTGTTAAGCATGAAGTCATCCCTAACATAATTGGCACCATCTCTAAAATCCAAACTTCCCATACCACGACTTGACACTCCTAGTTGAACGCCACCCTCGACCAAACCTTTTACAATTTGACCTGAAGGCGTATCCAATATAAGTGCTTTTCCCATCACATTATTACCGTCCCATTTGAGTTCGGTAATTCTGTGAGAAACTTTATCTAAATTAATGGAAGGACTGTCAGGGTGGTTTAATT